AGTCGTTGGCCACTTAACATGTCTTCCTGAACAATCCGCTGTAAGCGCAAAGTAAGAGCGTTAACCGTGCGTCTTATTTCAAACCTAACGCGATTATTCATCTCATCAAAATTGACCTGAGCATCAACACGATAATCGCTCATAACTTAATTACTCTTTAGCAGATGCTGCAGATTTCTTTGGCTCAACCACTTCAACATAACGCTCAAAACCTAAGGGCTTTAAAATATGGATAATGTCATTATCCGATTCCAAAACGCCGTTTTTGATATCTAGGTTTTGCCCGGCAATAACGAGTTTGGTTGGCTTATAACCTTCTGGTGCCTGATATTTAAAAGGCATGGGATTCTCCTATACGACAAAAGCACCGACACCCAAACGGTTAGGGTTTGTGCCTTCATCATCAATTGGAATTGAATTTTTTAACGCAAGGTAGCGTTGGCCATACATGCTGAGATCATAGAAAGCTTCTTTCGATGATCGTGAATAACTCACACTTTGGCCCGCAATTGTCATGCTTGAGGCGGTACCAAAAGCAGCACCATTGCCACTTACAGTACCCACTTTAAGAATATGTGCTGCATATAGACCTACAGCACGTTCCTTTAATGCCCCGAACTCAATTTGAGAAACAATCAGATCCGCCTCTTCTAAAGCATCTTGAATTTTTGCATCTGGCAAAGACATTAAACTCGAATCAGTCGAGAATTTCTGGCGAAACGTTTGTACGTCCATACAATCACCTTATTCTTTAGCTTGAGCCAACTTAGCTTGTAACTGCTCAAGTGTTTCATCATCACTAAACGTTACTTCAAGCTCTGTTAATTCAGCTTTCACGGTGGCCAAAGCAGCTTCTTCTGCAGCTTTTGCCGCATCACCTGCTGCATCGTTTTGTTTACCGCCTTTACCACCACGGCCACCGGTTTTACCACCTGCCTTTGGTTCTTCATCTGGGATTTCCTGAACTTCGAGCTCACCTTTTTCAACGAGTGATTTAAAGGCTTTACCTTTTGAAATACGTGTGAGATCCGAAGCACTAACTTGTACGGTTTGGCCTTGACCGACTTGAATCCCATCAAAAGAAAAAGCGGCCTGAGAGCCGCTGTAAGTAATTTTTGGCATGTTTAGTTATCCTTATTCAACATCGTAGTAGCGGAGAGAATCGACACGTTTTAAATAGACACCTTCATACATATAGTGTCCCGGTGTACGCATCACATAATTGATAGGCTGAGCAGCCAAGAATTCCAGTTCATTACAACGGAAAGTAATACAGCTCGGATCACGGCGATAAATAATACTGCGGTCAGTACCACCTTCACCTTTACCTTCAAGCATACTTTCAGAAGTGAATGTCAGTGTTTTACCTTGCATTGCAAAGGTGTTCTTTTCCTTAATGTATTCAAGGAAAGTTTTACCCGCTGAATCTGGAACAATACGGCTCGCTAGAATAGTGAACTTATTCTCAGGCATCACGAAAGTATCAGGTTGAATACTGCCATCGAACTTAGAGGCATTAGAAGCACCTTTAATTGCCTTATTGATATCGGCAAGAATGACCTCTACTGTGGCAGTCGTATAATCTACCGTAGAAGTAATCACCTCAACACCTGTTTGATTATAGAAGCCTAGCAAACCAGTTTCAGGCTCGCCAAACCAAGCGACATCACTCATGTGATTTTCATAGGCCAATCGAGCTGCTGCAACTTTGTCAGTCGTTAACTGGATACCAGCTTTTAAAGCTGCTGCAGCATCAAAAATACTGATTTCATAACCAATAACACCAGGCTGTACAGTGAGTTTTACTTCATCGTAAACAACCTCTGCTAATGGCACGTCATTACCTTGACCTGAGAAGCGCTTACCACGTCCTACACCTCTCTTACGTTGCAAGACACTAGCCGAACCTATAACTGCACCTTCCAATCCTTCAATTGGTAAGTACTTTGCATAAGCTTGGGCTTCAGCAAGTTGCGGTGTCATTTCATCGATTGATTCAAGCTTTAATAATAACTTGGCAAAGTTATCTAAATTAAATGCATCCCCTACAGCGATTTGCACCCCATGCGCAACTGCTGATAGGCGAATTTTCATTTGTTCTAATTGTTTTGACATTGATTATGCTCCACGTAAACGAAGAATAGCTAATCCATCAGGACCAGTGATGGTTTCCCAAGAAGCATTAGGTAGTTCCGTAGAATCTAATGCTGCAGAAGAAAGTGAACCAAGTGGCGCTTGGGCAGTAGGGTTCGCAGTACGTACATAAACCTTCGCATTGATATCAATCACTGGAGCTGAAGGCTTCACCCAGATAGAACCGATTTGCATTACAGGTGCACAGTCCTTAGCTTGATAGGCTTCTTTACCTAAGGCATTTTTTCCAGATTTACCCACGTGCTGAAAAACCACTACACCAAACTTTGTATTGGTTGCCCCAGTTACTGCGCTTACGGTTTTCCCGTCAGCAGATTGGACCACCACTTCGCCGTCACTAACTACGCCAGTACCAGCAACTGGCAAAGATAAAATTTCTTCGGGCATGTGCAGGCGAGCACGCATACCCGGAATAGCTTGAGGGGTTAAAGACATTTGCAGTTCTCCAGTTAATTAGAAACTTTGTTTCCAAGCTTCTTTTTTGTTGTTAGGTTTGGGTTCCCCATCTACTGGTTTACCGTCACCAGTTTTAACTTGCTGTTGCTGGTGAAGAGCATCACCTACAGGATTAGAAGGATGTGTACCCTTCACAGCACAGAGTGCACGGAAAGTTGTGTCGATCTGCTCTGGCTTTGCATCACCTACTGATACGTTACCCATCAAAGCAGTTACTAAAGCATCACCCGCTTTAGCAGCAATTACATCACGCTTGATTTGCTCGCATGTGCAGCCTTCTGTTTTAACTGTTGGTACCAATGCTTTAGCATCCGCAATCACAGCAGCACGTTCAGCCGCAGCTTGCTCAAGCTTTTCAGGCGTCATTTGGTTCTTTTCCAGATCACCTACTTTTTGCTCCAGAGCTGTTTTTTCGGCATGTAACTGATCTACAACCGCTTGAATGGCACCTAGTTCATCACCGATTGAAAATTGCTTATCACCCACTTTAAGTTTTGCAGCCTTCATGTTTTCAAGCTGCTCTTGTTGCTGCTTTAATGCATCTGCTAAGGGCGTGTTATCGCCGATGTTAAAGCGGATACCGTTTACAATTACTTCCATTGTTTTATTCCCCTTTGGTGGAGTTTGCTGTTTGTCACCGATGCGGCAATCACCACCACAGCGACCGTATTTAACCAGTGCTACGTGATTACCGATAAAGTTGATAAATTTCGCTTGATACGGCGTTCCATCTGGCGCGGTACCCTGCTCAACGATTAATAAGGCTCCATAGCCAAGCGACATTTCTAGCCGCTCGTTGCTTTGGATCAGATCAATGCTGATCTTGTCTTTAATAAGCAAATCGCCCACCAGATAATCACCTTCCTGCCGGACGTTCTCACAATAGCCAATGTGATAATCCTTCCAGTTAGATGCGTTAATTTCATTTTTAGGCGGGTGATAGTCTGTAGCGTCTACACCATTGAAGCTTTGAATAGCCTCAGGTTTGAAAAGCTCTTCTGCAGGCGTGTAGACATTAATGATTTGATCTGCTGTATAACCTTCCAGTGAAGGAAACTCATACGCATAGTACTGACGTACTTGAGGCGCTTTAGCTAAGCGAACATTGACGCATTTCAGATACCCCTCTTTGGTAAATGAGCGTGTCGATTCGCTTGGCGCAAAGTCACCAATTTTGAGTTGGTAAATGGTTTTCATAAATTGCGCTCAATAAAAAAAGAGCCATATTGGCTCTTTGAATTTTTTGAAAAAACCCACCGAAGTGGATTAAATTTAATCTGTACAACTCTTAAATTTGAAAAGTAACGTTGTTTTATCTTGAGTACTTGAAAAACTATAACTTACATCATTTATATTAAAATCAATTCCATCTTTACTAAATTTACTACAACTGAAGTTTCCCCACATATCCTCATAACATATAGAATATATTTTCGGACTTACCTCTTCTTCTTCTAGTAAATAGCTTCCAAAACTTTCTCTGCACAAAGTATTTGATATGCCAGATAGGAGTGACAATTCAACCTGATTTGTTGGTCCTACCACCCCAATCCATTGATGAATTTTAAAACTTATGTCAGAAAATTTAATATTATTAATTGTGAGCTTCTCAAAATTGAAATTTTCCACATCCCGAATATTTATTTTTAAATCTTTAGAAAATTCTAAATCTTCAAAAAACTTCTTTTTATCAATAACATCCTTTAAATATTTTTTTGAAGTATTCCAAAAATAATAACCTTTTCCTGATATACAAAACACAGTAATCTTTGGAGCATGAAGGAACTGATCATCGTATTTTTTATATCTTTCTAATTCATTTCCATCTATATCACTTGAGAATGAAAACATTACAGTTGGAGCTTTCCCCCCCATATTACGATATTTTGCAAATTTCTTAATCGTTGACTTTAATTCCCCTGCATTTATCGTGCTTTTGACTTCGAATATATACCTTGTAGCCTCAATTGGAAGAAAAGCAAGATCCTGTTTTATATAAGGAGGTAGAATTTCATCGTCGTAAATAAAAAAATCCGTTTCATTTGATTGCTCATTTTTTGAGTTTTCGATAATTCCTCTAGAAATTTTGTATTTACTAGGAATCACATCTTTAATCAGATTAATTAACTCTTGTTCATTTAATCCGCCCTTTACACCTTGATGTACAACATTTCTATTAATCTCAAAATCAGCTTTTAATGAAGATATTTTTGCATTTATTTTTTCAGAAATTATTCCCATATTATTACTCTTACAAAGTCAACACCACCTCATAAATTACAAGATTTCATTAGGTTAAGATACTAATCTTTTTTTTAATTAATCAATCAATATATCCTCATAGTTAGGCAATGCCGTGCAACGACATCGAATAGGCTGACCGGGATGTCCACCGTCTGGCGGTGAATCCCATCTGAATGTCTTGCCCTGCTTATGCTGGTGGTCTGGCCTGACACGCTCATCTTTCGCCGTTTGCCATGTGTATGTCTCGACACCCATCGAAAGCTGTCGAGCTTGGTTAATTTGGCCGTTAATCTTGCCCATCTGATCACTAGCAATGAGACGTGCACGGTAATCGGTAGATAATCCTAATTGCTTAATTGCTTTGGCCAACTCTTCATTGGTTTGGCCGGTCTGTAAAGCATTAGTGATTAGCACTTCAAGTTTATCGGCGTATTGCTGTGGAATGGATTTAATCAAACTGACATTTGCCGTAATGTTTAGATCTACCTCGTCTTGAATATCAGCAGCTCGATAGAATGGCGTAAGATCCACACCAATAATTGTTTTGGTGTGCTCTGCAATTTGCTTGTCCACTTCCTTTTGGGTGTCAGTCACAACCTTTGTGGCCAACGGTCGAGAAATCTCAACAACATACTTTGTGAGCTTTTCCCTAAAGGCCGTCATCATGTCCGAGAACCATGCATCTCCGATGTTCTGGCCTACTGTAGGAATAACTAATTCCTTAGTTTGTTCCTGACAATATTTTGAGATAGCCAGTAATTGCCGTGTGTAATAAAGCTCTACACGGCGGTTTACGTGCACGGCTCTCGGCTTAGAAGCTTTACGACCTTTTTTACGTTTCTTCGCCTGCTGGAGGTGGGGTTTCAGGATCTGAATTATCGTTGTCATTAAGCTTCACCATTGTCTCAAGCTCTTTGATATGTTTTTCATCAATCACTGAATAAACACCATCAATAACAAGCTGTTTTGCTATCTGTGGCTCTGTGATGATGCCCATTTCTAAATACTTGGAATCCCGTTCAGCGTTAGCTTTCTCAACCTCAGAACGCACCTTAGCGTCTAATTGCCATAACGGGTTAAACACAACATCTAAACTTGGAATCTGACGACCAAATGTAGCTTGAACAATTACTCTTAAAAGCTTCATCATGAATGGCTTTAAGGACCATATTTGCTTAGTTGCGATACTGTCGTAATAGTTCCGTGTGTCGTGCTCACCAGTTGCGTTCATGCCTGCAGGTGATTGCCCAAATAAAATCGTATATGGCATATCAGCTGCACCAGCAGTTTGAATCGAATACTCACGCATGAGGTCAGGCAGACCGCCAAAGCTATAAGATTTAGAGTCATACTCCTCCTCTTTATCCAAGACGATCATGCCATTCAAGCCCTTAAGCAATCCGACACTAAGAAAACGTTCAGCTACGGATTTCATATCCTCTTTGATCTTATCGACCAAGTTAGGTGTTCTAATCACGTCAATTTTTGATTCATGGACCAGACTAGCAGTGGCTTTCTTTACGGCAGCATGATCAAGTAGATCCTCATAAACTTCCTGTAAGACACTTACCGGCTCTTCATTAACTACATCTGCATGGCAAAATTTGATTAAGCGAGTGTGGTGGATCCGTAGGTTAGATTTACCATCAAGCTTTAGCTTGTAAAATTCAGGCTGCTTTAAAAGTCCACCTGCCTCCTTAGGCGATAAGTATTTACTGGTATCAGCTTCAATGTACTTTTTCTTAAGCACCGTGAAAAACTCTAAACGCCCCACGCCTAACTTGTTTAAATCGAACGGTTGATCTAAGTTGCCGCCGTCTACAGTCCCTAGAAGCACATAGCAAACGCCATATAAGCGAGAAAGTACCAAACTAGATAAGAGCACCCCTTCTAAGTTAAAAGCCTTACACGCCTCTTTAAGCTTTAGTAAATCGTTATCCTGAATCCCTTCAAAAAACCAACCAGCTCGGAGCATGTCACTTGCTGGACGGTTTACGATGCGCTTAGCCAACCAGTGTTGATACACGGCTTCTAATTGCTCATCAGGAATTACTTTCTTAACGAAAGAACCGTGTGAAGCTTTGTCACGTTGGGTACCAATATTTGAGACAAAGTTTGTATACGCCCCTGCATCGCCAATTGCATCGGGCTTTTTAGTTTCAGCCATAATTTCCTCTAATCAAATACAGTTGGCTTTTTGGCTAATGAATCATTAATTGCATCAATGGTCGGGTCCCACTGGTCGTCATGGTCATGTGACCAATCAGCAGTGAGCCCTTCAATCTCTTCAATGTAGTTCAATAGCCACGGTGCATTAGCTGGTAACCAGACACGGCGTTCTTCAACATAAAGAATGACGTCCATAGTCCTTGATAGCTTGTCAGTACTTCGCTGAATCGCACGTATTGGTAAAGTGGTCTGCTTAGATATGGACTGAATTAAACCGGTACCACTCGCCTTATCCTCTACGGCCATATAACGAAGCTTGCCAATCTTTGTGTTACTGTCCTTGTGTTTATTGATAAAAGCTTTAGCTTCTTTCAATAGCTCTGGTGCTTCCCATTTGCCACGCTTCACATCGATGATGTAAAGGTTATTGTCATAGCTAAGACCTGCGCATAAGAACACTGAAAAGTCGTTATGCTCTTTTGTCTTTTGCGCCGTATCTGCCCAAATCGCACGCCATTTAAGAACAGGTAAATCTAGGTAACGTGGGAACCATTCAGCCTTAACAAGATCACCACCCAGCTTTTTAGGGTTTTGCATGTATTGGCTTGCAAATGTATAGCGTGACACTGTGGCGCCGTCTTTATCTTCCCCGCCTTTCTCCAGCTGCAGCAATGAAAGTAAAGATTCTTTTAATGGCCAGTAGCTTTGTCTGCCTTTCTCATCACGTTCAACATCACGTGGAATTTTTCGCTGTATGTGTTCGGGTAGCTTACTGATGTACTCATCATCAATAAGTGCGGGAATACTGATCTGTTCCCACTCACCAGGTACATTACCCGTCATCACAAAGTTAGTCGGATCTTCAACGTGTAACCGCTGCATGATCAAAATAATTGGCGTGTCAGATTTAGCTTTACGAGAGTTGACCGTATTTAGGATTTTACGGTTTGCTTTACGTCTTGCTGTCTGGCTAAATGCATCCTCAGGCTTTAATGGGTCATCCAGAATAATCGCACCGGTAAAGCCCTCATTAGCTAATGTACCGGCACGGCGACCAGTGACCTGCCCACCCATTGATGCAGAATAAACATGACCAGCATCGTAACCATCTACTGTTGTTTTCCAGCTAGACTTAGCATCCGTACTGGTAGAAATCTTTACTGGCCATAAACTCTGAAAGTCTTCTGACTTAACAATGTTCCTTGCTGTTGCAGATACATCCTCTACAAGTGATTGCGAGAAAGACAAATACAAAAAGCGCGAACGAGGATTACGAGCTATACCACGGGCAATAAGATTTGTGAGTAGTTCAGTCTTACCGCTTCCGGGTGGAACGTTAATAACTAGGTTTTTAACCTTGCCAGCTATAACCTCATCAATCTTGTCGGCAATATATTCATGATGCCAATTGACCGAAAACTTAAAACCCATGCGAGGCAAGAAAAATGCTCGTGTGAAAAATAAATGTTCTTTCTCACATTTGATCCGCTTAGCTTTGGTTTTAACAGGATCAATATTCGTTCTCGAGTTCATCTATCGCCTGCCTTACCTGCTCATCGGTAGCAGTCACATAGGTAATGTTTTCGCTTTGTAATGGACCGCCGCCAGCGCCTGTAATTTCAGTCTTATTCGTGTACTTGCCGCCTATGTCCTCAGCAGCTTGCTTAAGAATGCTTAAAGCTGCTACACGGTTTCTACTGTGCTTTTGATATTGGCTTTCATATCGCTGTAAACGCACCGCTAAGTTTGCAATTGGGATTGCCTCAGGCTTACCCAAAAACATTTCGCGAGTCTTTTCAAAATCTTTTCTTAATTCTTCACTCAGGTTCTCGCCTGCCCGTTTTGTCGGATCGTATTTCTCACACTGCTGTTTAGTAACTTTTATCCCGTATTCTTGGTTGACGAGCTCAGCAGTTTCTGTGGGTGTATTAAATACGGCAAGTGAGCGAACTATAAAGAGTTTTACCTCTTTTTTTAGAGCCGCCATATCCTCAATCCTGTCAACCTACGTCAACCTAAATAGCCAAAAAAAAGAGCCTCAAGGCTCAGGTAATTACGCAGTTTCCACAGCATTTCGAAATATCTAAATCAGAAACAAACGGCGGATTTTTAGCGACCTCAATTAATCGCTTAACGTTTTCATTTGCACCCCAGCGTTTAACAACACCGATGAACTCTTCCACATCGTGACCAGCTAAATAGTGCTTTGGTAATCCAGTATGATCACTGTAAATAATCTCACCGTCCGAGTCTCGTTCTACACCAATGTGATAAAGCTCATGTTCAAGCAAAGCACAGAACTCGCTATCGTTTGCCTTT